TAGTGATCATCATGGTGGCACAATTTATCGTGCTTGCAATTTTAGGTACTGCGGTTTATCAGATCCAAAAAAAGACTTTTACTTCAACGATGGTTCCAAACATTCGAGGGGTAAAATTGGAGACGCCGAAGGTGAATGGAGAGATCGTTCTCGCAAACATCGTTATGTAATGACTTTTGATAAAAGTTTAGATCTTTTATGGACCGATCAATCTAGTGTTTTCTGTGGTGATTAATTTATTATTAATAAACATAGAACTTTCATCATAAGTCATTATCTCTCTAATTTCTCTTAAATATTGTTGGAGATATATTGGTTTTAAAAGATTAATACTTCTCTTTTCTTCATTCAATCTTGTTTCATATACTAAATTACTAATACCAACTGTAATATTAGTAAGATCACCGCTTCCAGTATAAGTGACATTCTCATATGCACCTATGATATTGTAGGTTATAGAACTATCATATGATGCAGGTATTGTAAAATTACTATCAACTTTTTGACCTGCTGGTAGAATTAGTCTATTTTTAGAATCTCTTACTTCTAGAGTTTCATCGTGATGATTTGCATTTAACTCTGTACCATATTTTTCAGAAGCATATCGACTAAGGTCATAATTACTTAATGGCCATTCATCTTTAATATTTGTGATTCCTGAAGTTAATACTACAACCCAATCGAGATCTGATTGTCCATAAAATTCCTCAGCAATAGTATCGGGTCTTTGACCTTCTAATATTACATATTTCTTATAAAAATTTGCAGTATCATTTACATCATCTCTTATTTTAATTCTGCGAAAAATATTTTTAATCGCAACATATTCTCTAGATGAAACCTTATGAAGAAGGTTTGATTGGTATAATATATTTGGTAGTTCTCTGAAATAAGACATTAGTAACCTACTCCTGGCAGTTCTCTTTCATAATCTTCTTTGTAAACTGGATTAATCTCGGAGAATTGAAGTGTCATTCTCATATGTACAGGCGCTTTATAAACTCCCGAATAAGTTGCATAAGTTCCTGATGCAGTATAATCTACTTTCATATCAGTTAAAACACCAATTTTAAATGAATTTAAAAATGGGTGTTTATTCTTTCCAGACATATATTGGAATTGAAATAGATCTGGAGCTTTAAGTAAAATGCCACCGGTGCCGCCCTGAGTAGATGCACCATTTGATGGTGACATTGCATATTTAATTGCTCTTATAATGTTTGATACTTCCTCAGCTTCTAGTTCATCTCTAGGAGTAAAATCAAAAACAAATGGAAATGATCTAAGTGTTACACTATTGAATAATAACTCAAGATTTGATTGTAAAATTTGACCAGATGCTCTTGATATCAACGCATCAGAAGAAACGTTTCTACCAACAGAATTTACTATTTGTGCAGCCAATCCAGTTTTTAATGCAGTCATCTCACTGTTATCAGGTCCAGCAAAACTGACACTACCAGGGTTTACTGTCAGACTCCTCAACATATCCGAAATACTTTTCGTACCATTTCCATTAGCAGATACTGCGTCTGCTACAACTGAAACACCAGCAGCATCAAGAGGACTTAAAGTATCTTGACCATATCCTACAGAAAGACTATCACTAATTCTTTGAGGTATCGGTAAAAATATATGTTTGGAATTTTTTTTAAGTCTACCTTTAGTTTCACCACCTAATTTATTAAAACTATCTGAAAATGAAGGTACATTAAGTTGAGTAAGATCTACGTTATACTCGTTGTGAAATGGTGTATTACCTTTTGCAGGTATCTGTTTGCCTTGGGTGATAGCATTGCCAGCAAAACCTTCTAAACTGAGTCCATTATTTGGTTCATACTCAAAGATACTAATTTTCAACATATCTTGACCAGGTTGAAACTTGGTATATGGATATCTGAAAACTTCTCCATCTTGTTCTTGACCAGGTGGTTTTTTTCCTGGAGTATTATTTGGACCAGATCCACTGTTTTGTGTATTTTGTGTTGATTCAGCAGCAGATTGTGATTGCTTTGCAGATGGAGGTAGTTTATCTGGGATATTAAACTTCCCATCATCACCACCAAGATTTAAAGTACTGATACTACGCGTAGTCATCTATAAAGACACTTTTCAAGTATTTAGCTTAATGTTTGCAAAAGGAATCATTTGTAAATCTTTTACCTCTGATGGATACACTTCATATAATCCACCAGCAACTTCATTCCAAGTATATTGTCGTGTTTCATTCCAATGAAAATTATATCCACGAAATCCCCATGCCATAACATCAGTTACTGCAACAAATGGATTTTGGTCGTATTGTATATTGGGTGTCTTAGCATTATAAACAAAAACATATATTTTTCCTGCCTCAGGAACTTTAGATCCCTCGGTTAAAACTTCAAGAATACCAATCATAACATCATCAGGATTTTTTATCCCAATGATTTCATCAGCAACACCACGTACTCTATTAACATTAATATCTGTATCTGTGGGTCTTATTGCCATTACTTGATACCTAATTCTTTCTCAGTCATAACTTTAAATTCCCATCTACGATCTTCGCAATAGTCTTTTGCAGCCTCCCACTTAGCTCTATTCTTTGCATATTCGTATGCTTCATTGAGATATTTTTTAGTTTGTCTTTTTGGTTTGGGTGGGGGAGAACATTGACGTAGTGGTTTTACTTCTATCAATGATGATTTAACTCTACCATTTATATCTTTATATTTTATGTAAAAATCTGGAAAATATCTATGAATTTTATTATCAATAGGTGATCGATATGGAATAAAAAATTCTTCTGATTGCCACTCTATAATATTTTCATTATTATCGCAGTAAACCATAAATTTACGTTCCCACAGAGAACGGTATATAATATTAGTTGGATCACCCTTATATTTTTTTGGATGGGATGGTTGATATTTTCCCTTATATGACATCTAAATAACTAAACAATCACTTATAAGATATTTAGAGTGGCTAGACCGTTTCCTAAAAAGATATCCCAAATTAAACCCATACTTAGTAATGTTGCACAAACATCTCATTTTGTAGTAACATTCGGTGGTTTGTCTCCTGAACTAAATGCTCACTTAAAAAGAAAAGGAATTGATAGTAGATATACACAAGAAAAATTATCACTTTTATGTTGTAGGGCGTCTTTACCTGGAAGTGGTTTTGCAACCGCAGATGTAATTGGAAATTATACTGGTGTTGCAGAAAAATTTGCACATACAAGAACATTTGTGCAAATGTCAATGGATTTTTATGTTGATGATGATTATAAGTCAATGAAGTTTTTGGAACATTGGATGGAGTTTATGTCCAGTGGTTCATCTTTTGATAATGCAGATCCATTAAGGGATGGATATTATTACAGAATGCAATATCCAAATCAATATAAGTGTGATGAAACTAGAATTGTAAAATTTGAACGAGATTATAAAAATTATCTTGAGTATAGGTTTATTGGAATGTTTCCAATTTCTTTGGATGCATCTACAGTATCATATGAGGGATCTAGAGTCTTAAAAGCAACTGCAACGTTTAATTATGATAGACATATTGCAGGAAGATCACGATCAGTCGATAAACTTCGTAACCAAGATAAAAATGATGAACCATCATTTGCTGAACAGGTCAGAGCAAAAAATCTTGATAGACTTGATGACATCAATGGGTTTGCTCAGAGACCATTTGATGAGAATCTTGATGGTATTCAAAGGTTGGTTGCTAAGGGTGGAATTTTAAATTCTGGATCAACTATTATTTCTGAAGCTATTTCTGCTGCATCGGGTGGATCGGGTGGAGGTGGGTCCAGAACTGCCTAATAAATAATTTTAATGAATTGCTTAGGATATTATGCCTTTACCAAAAATTTCAACTCCAACATATGAGTTGACAATCCCTTCAACTGGAAAGAAGATTAAATATAGACCTTTCCTTGTTAAAGAAGAAAAAGTTCTTATCATTGCTATGGAAAGCGAAGATATGAACACTATTGCCAGTGCTGTCACCGATGTTATTAAAAGTTGTATAATTACTCGTGGCATAAAAGTAGAAGATCTTTCAACATTTGATATTGAATATTTGTTTTTAAATATTAGAGGAAAATCTGTAGGAGAAGAAGTAGAAGTCCTTATTACTTGTCCTGATGATAATACAACTAAAGTACCTACAATAATTGCACTTGATGAAATTCAAGTTATATTTGATGAGAAACATAGCAAAGATATTAAACTTGATGATACCTTAACGATGAGATTAAAGTATCCATCAATGGAAGAGTTTATCAAGAGTAATTTTGCATTAAGCGATATTAGTGTTGATGATACTTTTGAAATTGTAATGTCTTGTATTGAACAAATTTACAATGAAGAAGAATCTTGGTCAATCAAAGATTGTACTAAAAAAGAACTTAGAGAATTTGTCGAGCAATTAAGTTCTAAGCAGTTCAAACAAATTGAAAATTTCTTTGAAACAATGCCAAAACTTTCCCACACAATAACAGTAACAAATCCAAATACTGGAGTAGAAAATGATGTTGTACTTGAGGGATTAGCAAGTTTTTTCGTATAAGTATGGCTCATACTGATCTTGAGTCATACTTTAGAATTAATTTTGCACTGATGCAACACCATAAATATAGCTTGACAGAACTTGAGAATATGCTTCCGTGGGAGAAAGATATATATCTTTCTCTATTACAACAGTACGTTGAGGAAGAAAATTTAAAAGCACAACACCAACAGATGAATGGTTGAAATTTCACCACTAATAGCAAGAAGATCTAGAATTTCTGCTAGTGCATTTACTGGCAGATCAGATCCTACTGTTACTGAGATTGATCCACAATCAAAAGCATTATTAAACAGTAATTCAATTCAACTTGGATTGGTGTCAAGACAAGTCGAAAATTTGTCTGCAAGAGTAAATCAATTATCAAGTTCTTTACAAGCGGTAAGAAATAATTTAGCAACTTCTCAAGCATTAGAGAGACAAAAAGAAAATCAAGAAAGAATATTAGAGACAAAACTTGCTCAACAAAAATTAAGGGAAGGAAAAGAAAGTGCAATTGAGAAGAAGATAACAGTAGCAGCATTTAAACCTATTAGAAAATTGGGTGCAAAAGCACAGTCTTCTTTGTCTGGTTTAAGTAATATTTTTACACGTCTTTTTGGTGCCTTCTTAGCATTTAAGGGAGTGGAAACAATAAAAGCACTTGCAGAAGGTAATACTGAAAAATTAGAAGAAATCAAGAATCAAGTATTACTAACAGTTGGTGGTTTTGTAGGTCTAAGTCTTGCAGTTAAAGCTGCAACTGGAGGTTTAAGTTTAGGTTTCCTTAAAGTTGGAGCACTTCTTGCGGTTCTGGGAGGAATAACATTTTTTAGAGAACCTGCTTGGAATGGGTTTAGAAATTGGTTGCAGGAAAATTCTACACCAAGTTCACCCGATGGTAAAGGTGGACCAGAGAATCCTGATCCAAAAATTGATTATCAAAATCAAAATCAAGATCCCGCCATAGAACCCTCAAAATCTACACCAAGTGAAGTAAAACCTTCATCAGAATCTGAAGCACCAAATATTGATTATGAATGGTGGAAAAATATTACTAATGATAGTACACCAACATCGATGAAAAAACGTGAGGAAAAAACACCTCCCCCAACTAAACCTGAACCCACAGAGACAATGATGGGTGATAAGATTGAAACACAACCACAAGTAGAACCACAGGTAAAACCATCGGATAAAGGTCCAATTCCACTTGAGGTCATACCGTATAAAGATCCTGAAGTAGAATCAACATCAAGTTTAAGTGAGGAAGAATTAAAGCAATATAATCGAGCATATGCTAACAAAAATAATTTCTTTGCAAAAGGTCAGATAAAGTCTGCATGGAACAAGATGACTCCTGAGCAGAAAGCATCGTTTTTAGCATATGCTAAAAAACAGGGTCATGATTGGTCTGATTATGGGTTCGCTACACCTGCTCAATCTGAACCAAAATCAGTACCACAAAGTCCTTTACTATCTAATAGTAGAGAGCAAGAACTTAGGAATGAAACTGCTAAAAGAGAAAAAGAAGGATTGCAAGTCGGGGATAAAGTAACAGATCCTGAAATCCTCAAAATGATTGCAGAGGAAAATGAAATTGGTAGAACAGGAAAAATGCCTACCGATATTGTACCAATTTATAAAGACAAAAAAGATATTATTAAAAATGTATCTCAATCAACTGATAACCAATCTATAAATGTTGTACCTATGCCAATACCAATGGATTCTGGAGGTGGTCAACAGCAGGTGAATGTAAGTTCTGGAAGTATTGCAAAAGGTCCTGGAGTTTCAATTCCTTCATCAAATCCAGACAATCCATATATCCTTGGTGCATTAGCACAATATAACGTACTGGCATAAAATGAAATCACTAAAGAAAAATAGAGACAGTATAAACGGAATTAGAAAATCTTTACTTTCATTTGGTAAGGGTATTACTTCTGCTACCTCAATATCCTTTGGTATTAGTAAAGATCTTGTACGTGGAAATACAGAAAAGAAAAGTGCTATTTTATCAAAATCAAGACTATTCAATAAGAGAAGACAGTCTGTCTTAAGAAGGGAAAGGGAAGATATAATTGAAGCAGGTCAAGTTGGTAATATCAACAATGCTTCTCCTACTAAAAGGATATCATCAAGCACAAAAGGATTGTTAGGACGAATAATGGATGCACTTGGTGCAATTTTGATTGGTTGGGGAATTGTTAATCTTCCAAAAATAATTAAAGGTATAAATGATCTGATAAAAAAGATAAATGATATTATAGAAGTAACTAGAACTTGGTATGAAAATACTGTTAATTGGTTTACTTCACTAACTAGTGATCTTGATGATAAATTAAATCAATTGAGAAATATATCTTTTGACTTTGATGGTGATACCGAAA